GTGCCAATAACACCATCGGCGTAAAGAGGGTCAGGGAGAGACCCACCGATAGGGTTACCGTCACCATCGACAAAGCTGTTCGCCTGAACAATGTCGTAGTTAGTCTTGCCCATGGTATCATCCTTTCTTAGAGGATTTCATCCTCTCAAAGTCGTCAAGTGTAGAGATATTGGAGTAGGCAGCGTACTCAGCCGGGTCCATTCCAACCTTCTTGGCAGCTGCAATTGTTGCGGCGTCGATTTTCGGTGCTGTCTTTCCAGGGGTTACCCCGGGCTTCACGACTCGCTGATTGGAAGATTTAGTCATCTTCGCAACAGCTCTTTGTTCGGCATCCCGAACTGCAGCCTCAGTACCTTTTTCGCCTTTTGCAAGTACATATGCCTGCTTGAGTGAAAGTTTAGGATTATCATCCATAAGCTCCACAATCTCCTCTTTGAACAACGGGTAATCCTTGTACTTGGGGTCGGCCAGTAGTTTCTGCTCGTCAAGTTCTCTTTGTAACTTGAGAGTTTGTTCCATAGTGTCTCTTTGCACTTGGAGGGCTTGCCTTCGTACAGCCATCTGCTGTGGAGGAATCCCGAGAATTTTGGCTTGCTCAATGTCAGACATCCCTTCGAGTCGATTGATAAGGGCCCCCACAGACAAGCCGGTGATATCGCTGATTTTCTTCACAGCGGCCTCGTAGGGTTTCATCTTCTCAATCTTCCGATTGAAAGTGCTTACACGAGTTTTGACAGCATTCTCGACCTGCTCTTGAGTGTAAAAAGTTTCCTTTTCTTCCTCTCCAGCTTCGACTTCCTCCTCGGTTTCCAAGACTTCTTCGTCAGCCTCGACTTCCGTGGTTTCGACCTCGGTAGGTTCCACTTCCAAGGTTTCAACTGGGTCTTTAATCTCGATATCCATGGTATGTCCTCCTAAGTATTATACAGGTCTTCACCCGTTATACAGCATTAAAGGAGCTGAACCCTTCAACATGATAGGTGTTGAGCCCTATCTATAACAACCCTCTTTGAGGTATGTTGACAGCGCGTGAGTGGCTTTACCATGGTAGCCACAGTGAGGACAAGACATAATCTTATGAGTTGACCATCCCCTGTCCCTTAGCCCGATTCGTTCGCACTTTGGACAAATAGGGAGCAACATTACGACATTAGCTCCACCAAACTGTAAGTAGAATCTAAGTAAATTACTGTCCACACCGTGAGCTAAGTAAGTATCTTTCTCAGTTTTAGAAGCTATCATACTGCACCTCCTTGGAGAGTGGCTAGAAGTTGATTTAGTACCTCAGGAGGTAACTGATTCAATGCCTGTTGAAGCTGAACTGTTTGACCAGAGCTAGCCATCATTTGGAGTTGCTGAATCAAGGCTGGGTCAATGGGAGCCATTGACTGACCCATAGACATCTCTGGAGTAGGTGTCATTGGAGATTGAGGTACTTGGCCTTCGGGAGGTACCTGGCCAGGTATCATTGAATTAGCGATATCCAACTGTTCGGCAGAGCTATTACGACCAGCAAATGTACCCTCAGGAGACCAAGGGTCAATAATAGGCCAGTTAAGCATTTTCTTAAGAACCTCCCTTGTTTCCTCAGTGGTAGCGATATTTTCACGATGCAGCTCAACTGCAGCTTCATAAATGAAGGACTTATTATTAGGCATCCCAGCACCAATATGAACCTCAAGGTCAAACTCAGCGTTTTTGGTAAGAGGTTCACCAGGTTGCTCCTCACCGAGTTCATTGACGTAAGGGTCATCAAGTAAGGGCTTATATCGTCCCCTACCCTCTTCATCAGAGTTAGGTAAGAAGTTCTCATTGAAAGTAAGTTCCGGAATAGCCTTAAGGTCTGAACCACGGAACCACAGGAACTCAGTCTGGTCCTTCTCAGTGATATCAAAGGCCTGTTCTACGGTCATAAACTCTTTTACATAAGCGAGAACAAGCTCCATTACCTCTCTAAGACCGTCTTGCAACATAAGTTTCTTGTGATTGGAGCGACGAGAACCAGCTTCCTGAAGAGCCAAAATTGCAGAAGCAGCCCTCAGACTTCCGGAGCGTCTCCCCTCAACCACTTCAGAGCGTCCTGAGATAAGTTCAGTTTCATAGAAGGCCTTCTCACGACGGTTGTTTATATAGTTGGGGATGTACGGGGGTTGAACAACCTGAAATGCGGTGTGGTCTTTGGCTGGAACTTTAAGACCTGGCTTGTTGGTCCATTTATGAATGTTGATGCCAGAGCCAACACCGACTACAATCTGCACATTACCCATTAGCCGGGCGTTCATCCTAATCTGGTCATCCAAGTCATTGATAACGTCTTGTACTCGGATAAGCTGTTCGGTATCGCCCATTCCCCAAAGTCTACCTTTTTTCTTGTATCCTAGAATCATAACGAAGGGATATTTGTTAAGCTCCTCCGGGATAGTAGCAATATTGTCTTTTTTATCCTCGTCAGAGTCAGCCAGAATTACATCCCTTGTACAGTACACTAGACGTAATTTCCCGTCGTCCTTACGTTCCCAGTATTCAAACAAACAGGCTTGGTCATTGGTGATATTGTCAGAACCAGCATAGTCACCTTCACCGAAGATACGAGAGTCGTAGGATTGCCCGGTGGGCTCAGCTTTAACAAATTGAGCTTGTTCTCCAAACAGCTCTCTCAGCTTTCTCCGGGAGTACCAAGTGGTCTGAATAATATAATCAGCGTCTTGAAGATTATCTACGTCAGTCACCTTGGGGTCAGGGAAGAAGCTATCCGGAGACATAGGATATATAATGGGAAGTCCTCTACCACTCATAGCGTCCTTATCCCAATAAACCTTGTAGACAACATTGCCAAGATTGAGTCGGTCTCTCTCAGCCCCATCAAGCTTTTTAGTCATGCTATTGTGATACCAGACCCACTTAAGTACCTGACCCACAGTGGCTGCGAATACCTGGTCAGACGGGCCAGCGCCTTTTACAAGAATATCGAGGTCACCATTAACTATATCAGAAACCTGAGATTCGATAATTGGTTGAATAATATTAGTCTCAGAAGCTGGGTCGTCATCACTCTCAGCAAAATTGATATCCCCAGACCAGTAGTCTTGACACTTAGCCCACAGGCTGTCAAGCCCGAGCTGTTGCTTCATGTTGTATGCTGCAACATACCTCTCCTGGATAGTCTCCAGAAGCTCCCGTTCTTTGTCAGTGGGCACATACTTTTTGTCTTTATTCTTCTTGAGTAGAGCCATAATGTTTTGCTTCCTCCTCAAGTTTCTTCATTAACATTTGGTCTTCAGGGGATACTGGGTCGGGAACAATACCATCAGTTTTACCCTCTAATACGATAGGTTCACTTCTGTGGGAGCCAAGAACGTAGCCCAAGAGAAAGGTACAGATACCGAAGATTTCAACCCCCAGTATGATTAGAACCGTAAAGTTCATTTTGCACAGCCTCCTTTATCTCCGGGTGACAGTAGTTCTCTTTATCGAAGTCAGTATCGTCAAGAAAGCTGGCATGCTCCCAGTGACCATTTACTATAAGAGAAGATGACTTAAGACCAGTTGTAGGGGATATTGGGTCAAGTTTTCCTGGATTAAAGCCAATAGTATTAAGAAAATACTTTAACGCATCGAGTGCGTGGTTTTCCATCCTTTTAACTTTATCATGGGTGCTACCAGAAAGAGTTTTAGGGTCCCAGGCGGCTTGTTTAATCTGCTCAATCAGATTTTTACACTTCCGACTGATAAGTATCTTGGCAGAACCATCAGGCATTTTATCACGAAGCAGCCTGGTAAGATAAGAAATAAAGAAGTCTTCATCATTGGAAGCTGGAATTAGATAAACATCGAACTCCTGATAAAGTTGCTTAGGGCTTTTCTTGTTAGGGCCTCTATTTACCACAGAGGGGTCAGCGTAGACGTGGTCGAAACCTTTGCTTTTTATCTTTTTAGCGAAGCTTTCAATGTTAGCTTCACCCTCATAATCCTCATCATAGATAATAATACGGCCATCCCGGTCAAGTGAACCATACACGCAGGCAGTTGGAGCAGCTACACCAAAGTCAAAACCAGCGCCATGTTCCCAAAAGGGGCTTACCTCGAAGGCTGTGGGATTAAAAGTGTGGAAATCCTCCACAAAATCTGTGAAAATCTGCCCTTCAAAGGCATCGAAAGAGGCATTTAAGAACCTTTCGACCCAGGTTTGGGTGTGAGTACGAGTAAGTTCTTCAACATACCCTTCAGGAAGATACTCAGCGTTAGCAGAAGTAGGTACAACCCAACCGATATACTCCTTGTGACTAAATCGTTTAGCTGGATTGAAAAATTTGTCCCAAACCCAGTCCTTGCCACCAGAGTTTGAAGTTACAAAGCCTCTCCACGGGCCAATCGGGTGACGGAGACGGGCAGTAAGCATATCGAAAGTGCTTTCGGGTACCTCAGCGCCATCAGCTTCATGGGCTTCGTCAATCCAAAAATAGGAAATATCAAGTGAACCCAAGGGACCAGGCTCATCAAGGTGCATAAAAAGAATTTCTGAGTATACGGGTCTACCATCTTGAACAGCGTTAGACTTTAGCCACAGGTGGCCTTCACTGATATTGAAGCTTTCAATAAGGGCTGGGTCGCAAACTTCGAAGAATCGTCTCTGAGTAGTTTCTTTAAGCGATTTAGAAGTAAGACGACCAATAACACCAAGGCTTCCAGGGTATAGTTGGGTCCATTTTATAACTTCTTCAACGCCCATCCGAGTCTTTCCGGCTCCTACACCGGATACAAGAGCCCGGTATTTGTGTGTATCCCTGTGAAAAACTACCTGGTGTGGATGTGGTTTGTACGTCGCTAACCTACGAACAGGGTTCAATCTATTCCTGGAAGCCATGGGTTATTGGTCACCTCCTTCCAGCACACGAGTTTTAGATATAAGACTTCTTTGTAGACCTATGAGGTGAAGACTTTTTCTCAACACCCAGGGCCTTGTCTACCGATTTTGCCTGCTCCTTAAGTACCCTCTTTGCAGCAGTCATACGAGACCGATTCGAACTCAGCTCAGCATGCTCCACAAGAGTACGAGCGTCACATTCAGCTTGCCATGGGTCACTCTTGACTACTTTCGCCATTATCTTGTTCCTCCCCTTGTAGCATTTTCTTCTCTTCATCAGTAAGCATACCTTCGGCAAAGATAAGCTGAATCTGTTTTCCAGATAAGGTATGGTTAACATCAGCCCTATCACCATAAACTTCGCGTCGATGAGCCTTCAACATAAGAGTAAGAAGACTATCAGAGCGTTCCTTGGCTCGTTGAATAGCAATCATTTCGAGGCCATCAACAAACATTTCTCTAACTTCCTCGAAGCGTTCTTTATACTTAGGGTATTCCTCAAGCCATTTTTTATGTGTACCACGAGGTACACCGGCGTTATCACACGCACGACCTATGACCCCGAGATTCACAAACTCTCGAAGAACATGAACCATAGCTTCTTTAGTTTCTTGAGGAATAGGCTTCTTTTCCACGGGTGTAGCCTCTTTCTTCTTTCTTATAAGGCTCTGATAAGTTAGTTTACTTACTGTAGGATAACCTATCAGGGGTAGTCTATGTTATTGAGATGAACTCTACCACCGCCCTCTGTATAGACCAGTGTAGTTATATTCCCATCGCCAGCGAACACAGCGTTAATAAAAACCTCACTCAACATCCTCATCACCCGCTATCAGTGCCGCAACCTCGGCGCGCCACCTTTCGGGCACCTGTTCAATTGTCCTCAGCCCGGCCCGCACAAGCCTGAAATAGATATAAGCCATTACAGCCCACCTCCTGTCATAAGTTCGTAGACCTCGGCAAGCGCCTGCATGGTGGCGAAGCTGTCCTGCCGCAGCATGGCGTTCTCCGCCTCAAGTTGCGCGATGCGCTGCGCGTCCGTTGGGACGGGCGTGAGCGCATTGCCGCCACGCGAAAACACACCGTCGATAAAGTCGTCACCGATGGCGACCGGGAACGCCCCGCAGTCAGTTGTAAACTGCCCGGACGGCAGATGCAGTCCAAACGCTGTGTCCGCCGCGACCTCGATGATGTTGACGACCTTGCCGTCCTGAATGATGGCGTTTTTCAATTTCAGTACCCTCCTCTGACAATAATTAAACCGGAGCCG